TATCAGATCGGAAGGCGCATTGCCAAGAGCTGCAAGATTGCCTTGAAAAACAAGGAATGGCTTCTACCGTACTAACGGGAGATACGCACATAACAAAAAGAGAACAAATTGTTAAAGATGTGAATGCTGGAAAGATTAAGATTCTTATTGCCACTGGGCAGCTCATCGGGGAAGGGTTTGACTGCAAGAACCTCTCATGTCTGTTTTTAACCATGCCCATTCGATACTCGGGCCGAATCATTCAGTACATTGGGAGAGTACTGCGGCCCATGGCCGGTAAAGACAAAGCAACCATTTACGATTATTTTGATCACTCCGTTAAATGCCTTCACGGGGGCATGCGGGGACGAAAAAAAGAATATAAAAAGCTGGAGGTTTAAAATGGGAAGAGAAATTAAAAGGGTTCCGTTAGATTTCGATTGGCCAATTGATAAAATTTGGTACGGATATTATATTGAAAAATGTTTAAATGATAAAGACTATGCCAGTTGTAATGAATGTAGGAAGTGGGCAAAAACAATAGGGCTCAAAATAGAATCATATGGCTGCCCAAATTTTGAATCAATTATCGGTCCACCAAAAGGGGAGGGCTATCAATTATGGGAAACAACGTCTGAAGGATCACCAATGTCACCTGTTTTTGAAACACCGGAGGAATTGGCAGAGTGGTTAGAGTTCAATAAGACAAGCTCATTTGGGCCAATGGCTTGTAATTATGATGAGTGGCTTAGTTTTATCAAGGGGCCAGGATGGTGCCCATCCTGTATTTTAGATAATACTGGATTACACAGTGGTGTTTGTTCAAAACAATCAAAACAAAATTTAAAAAAATAACAAAGAATATAAAAAATTGGAGGTTTAAAATGAGCGAAAAAATAAGCAGCAAAAGCGTAAAAGAACTTTGTGAATTTGTTTGTCTTGACATAATGGAATTCCCACGAATTTATAAACATTTTGAAGAAAGAATAGAATTATTAGAAAAACGAATTGAATGCATAGAAAAAGAAAAAGAAAAAGTCCAGAAAAAACCTTCAAGCATACAGCGAGAAAGAGTCGGTGAAAGCTGGTCTGATTATGAAGAAAGCGCTCTTATCCAAGAAATTGATAAATGTATTGGCTGGATAGCCGAAAAGCACGAAAGAAACATTGGCGGGATTACAGCTCGAATTAAACTTCTCCAAAATAAAAGAAAAAACGGCTTTTTTACTATATAAAAGGGATATAAAATGAAAAAAATAGAACGATTAACCTGGAAATTTATGGATGCACAATTAACCTGCGGCGTATGCAAAAAGGAATCTGCCGAATTTACAAGGGAGTTTGCCACGGTTAAGGGGGCAATAGTCCGGATACCGATGTGCGGAGTATGTGCCTGCAAAACAGAAAAAGAAATACAATCAGCTTTGAAATAGGAAACAATTAACATGGAAGAAAAACTTTGCACATCTTGCCAGCACGGAAAACCAAAAGGGAAATTTGTAAATTGCTATTATTTCCCAAAAAAAGGGGCGTTTTTAGTTCGCACCCTCACTTTGGCAGAAGTATGTCAGTATTATAAAGTGAAAATAACGAAAACAAAAAGCAAATTTAAAAGGAAAGTGAAATGACAGAATCTATGGAAAAATTAATATTAGTTGGTGGCTCAGCAGCGGGCACAAAAATAACAATACCCAAAAATTTAGATTATTACGAGATGATTGTCCCTGTTGAAATATCCCCCTTTTTTCTTACAGAAAAAAGTGCTTCTGAAAATATACAAGTGATAGAATATACCAAAAGGACGTTCAGGACAGACAACAATGAAACCTTTAAAATAATGGCACTTTATGAAATGAGCTACAACGATATAGTTGTTGAATTAATAAAGGGTTATTATCGAGGTAAATAATGCCCTTCTCTGCCAAATCTTTCTGCGAAGATTACCAAATAAATTATTTCCTGCCGGGCAATAAAAATGTAGGCCCGGGTTTCCTTGGTATACAGTGCCCGATGTGCCAAGATCATTCTTCACACGGCGGGTTTAATGTTGCCAAAGAATATTATAATTGCCACATTTGTGGTAATAATTGGATGCCAAAAGTTATCGCAAGGCTGACAAAAACAAGTATTAGCCAAGCAAAAGAAATAATTAAGAAATATTCATCAGGCGAGACCCATGTACAAAAAAAGAAAGAGGATCATAAATATGCAAAAAGTATTATCTTTCCTCCTGGGTCTGGCCCACTTACCGAAAAAGCCAGAAATTATTTAATATCAAGGAATTTTGATCCGGATAAATTGATATCCGAATGGGGCATTCTAAGCACAGGGCACCTTGGCCCTTATAAGTTCCGTATCTTAGCCCCTGTATACCTCAGAGGCGAGTTAATCAGCTATCAATGCAGGGATATAACCGGACAATCTAACACCCCTTATATGGGCTGTGAGATAGAAGAAAGTGTATACTTTTTAAAGTATACGCTGTATGGATTCGACAAAGCAATAATTAAGAAAAAGTGCGTGGTAACGGAAGGAATCGTGGATACATGGCGTATGGGGCCAGGAGCGGTTGGAACCTTTTCCATGAATTTTATGCCACAACAGGTTTTGATGCTGGCACGCAATTTCGATAAGATATTTTTGCTCTTTGATGCAGAGGGGCCAGCGCAAGAACAGGCAGACAAATTATTTTATCAATTGACGGTTGGTTATAACAAGGATGTAGAAATATTAAATTTAGATTCTGGCGATCCGGGGGAATTACCTCCGGAAGAGGCGGAATCTATCATGAAGGAAATTGGATTATGAAAACAGCGAATAAACAAAGGGCGGCATTGAATAAAAACAAAGCCCCAATTGTCAAAAATAAATTGGATAAAACAGGAATTCTGTGCCCGATCACAAAAAGAAATGTTTATCGCTTTGTATGCATTGGCAAGTGCGATTATTATCAAAAGGGCAAATGCCCGAAACAGGAGGAAATATGAAAACAAATTTAATCGAATGTCCGGAATGCAAAACAAAAAGATTAAAAATGGTAACTGTTTGCCCTGAATGCGGAAATTCCCCAAAAACAACAAAAAAGAAGACAAAAAACAAAACTAATGGCACTATTAATACCACGCTAATACAATGCGCCGCGTGTAAAAAAATGATCTCAAAAACGGCGAAGGCATGCCCGCAATGCGGCGAGCCATCCAAATCAAACAAAATATTGAAAATGGGGATAGGGCTTATTATGATGGGATTTGGGCTAATGATTCTAATCCCAATCTTAGGAATTGTTATTATGGCCGTTATAGGAGTGGCTCTTTAAATAAATATATTTAATCCTTGATTTTTTAACAAAGTTAATATATAGTTAATAATGTTAGTTAATTTTACGCCCTGTTTAGTTAACTGGCATATCTTAAAGGGCTACCACAACGCGATGTGGTTAAGCCCGAATGCTGCTACATTCGGGCAAGCCTTATAACCTTTAGCAGGAGGGCCTTTTAAAATGCCTATTAATAAAAATGGAATTGGTTTTAGTGATAATACGGAATTGAAACAAAAACATTTTTCCCAAATTATCTTCCAGCAAATCCAATGTTGCCAAGCGATTATTAAAAAATGGAAATCATCAGGTTGGTGTGAAGAAATATATTATTACTTTGATATTAATTCAGGCTCTGGTTTTTCAAATAATAAAAAGGGCAGTTCATTGCTTTTCCTCGACACAACCATTAGAAAATTCCCAAAACTTTCTTTTAAATACCTTTTTATTGACGAAAACTCTACAAATTGTTCTGAATTACAGCGGTATATCTTAAAAAAATATAAATTAAAAGCCCAAGATATAAAAATTATTAATGGGGATCACAACAAAAAACTCCCTCGATTTTATCTAAAAAATACTCCTAAAAAAACATTTGGTTTAATTTATAACGACTCTAATGGAATCCCGTCATTTGATTTACTTAAAGATTTTTCTAATCGTTCCTCACATTCTAAAATTGATATTTTAATAAACTGCCCTTGTGCCGCCATTAAAAAAAGAAATGGGATAACAAATCCAAATATCTATATTAAAGACAGAAGAGACTTAATTGATTATCTTGAACAAATTAATAAAAAATATTGGTTAATTAGAGAACCTTATGGAAAATTTCAATGGTCATTTTTTATCGGAACAAACTGGACCAACTTCCCAGTATTTGAAAAAATAGGGTTTTATAACTGGGATTCTAAAAAAGGAATGAACATTCTTACAAAATTAAATTTCAGTACAAAAGAAATAAAACAACTAAAGGGAGAATAATTATGGCAAACCAAGAAGCGTGTGAACTTTATATTGAGCAAGAAATTGACATTGCGTTAAAAGAAGGGAAAACACCCTATTCAATAGGAAAAGAACTTTCTGACTGGATTGCTAAATTATTTGAAGTAAGAATTAAACCGAATACTTTAGAAGTAAGGGCGCACAGAAAGAAAAAAGAATTGCTTACAAATGTAAGTAAAGAATCAAAACTACCTGAAATCATAGAAGAAACACCCGAAATCATTGAAAATAGACATCCCCAAGGTGGCGGCAAGCGCGAAGGAGCAGGCCGTCCAACAATAAGAAAATTCAACCGAACAAATGATAACATTGAATGGGCTTATTGGACTTGGAACCCTGTTACGGGATGTAAACATGGCTGTAAATATTGTTATGCAAGAGACACAGCAAACCGCTTTTACAAAGAAAAATTCGAACCAACATTCCGGCCTGAAAGATTATCCGCCCCATTAAATACCAAGATTCCAGAGGATAATGTTGCAGGTGAGCATAATGTTTTTGTTTGTTCGATGGCAGATCTTTTTGGGGATTGGGTACCTGATGAATGGATTGACAAAGTTTTTAAAACAATCGAAGAAAGCCCGAAATGGTGGAATTATCTTTTCCTTACCAAAAACCCAAAAAGGTATTTAGAATTAGATTTTCCGAATCGATGTTGGATAGGAGCATCAGGGGATACCCAAGCAAGAACAGATACAGCATTATCTGTTTTTAGAGATCTAAAGGCAAAAGGAATTAAAAATTCAATGTTCTTGTCATGTGAACCACTACAAGAAAATATTTCTATCGGAGAAAAAATACCAATTGACTGGTTAATAATAGGCGGCAGAAGTAAATCAACAGGGATGCCAGCGGGGCAGCCTGAATGGGAATGGGTTGGGAACCTAATTTATGAATGCGAAGTAGAAAATATTCCGTATTATATGAAACCAAATTTAACCGTTCGGCCTAAAAACTTTCCCAATACATGGGAAAATAAACAATGAAAAATAATTCTTTCCAATTTTCAAAAAAATCAAAACTTAAAAAAAAGAACAAAGTCATCGGCATTGTGGGAACTCGCACAAGGGATTCGTATCAAGATTGCCTAAAAGTTAAAACGGCTTTCCTACAAGTTTACCGGCCAGGGGATACCATTTGTTCTGGCCTATGTTCAAAGGGCGCTGATTATTTTGCTGTCGTTATATCAAGAAAATTCCATACAAAAACATTATGGTTCCCTGCCGATTGGGAAAAACATGGGAAAGGGGCCGGAATGATCCGGAACACCGATATTGCAAAACATTCTGATATCCTCATTGCCTGTGTTTCGGAAGATCGAACTGGCGGCACGGAAGACACTATTCAGAAATATACAGATATGGGTAAACCTGATTTAATAATTGTTTAAGGAGGGGTTATGTCAATTACAATTACAACAGATATCTTTTGCGATTGGTGCCAAATATCGCTTCGTACCATGGTTAGTTCCCACCCTAATGCAGATCATGCCGTCTCTGCCAGGGTAGTTGCAAAACAGCATGGCTGGGGCTATGAAGAAATAGAAGACGAAAGAAAAGATCTATGCCCTGATTGTGAGCGATTAAGAATGCTGAGGGAGAAGTGATGGGGATTGAGGCTTTTTCTTTATATGAGGATGATGAAGCATTAACCAAAAAAGAAAAAGAGGATTTTTATTGTTGTGGACCAGCAACACACATTGGAGAAAAAAACACATTATATCTTAAAGACGGTTATTTTTTAACAGATTGGAAACTTGCACAAAAAATAATAAAAGGGCTAATAAGGTTTTATTCCCTTAACTCAGAAAATGACATAAATATTTTAAACCAAAAAATAAGAGATCAACTTTATCAAAGTATGAACATGCCCTCCGAACCAAAACAAAAGCCAAGCCCTGTACAGGGATATGTTTATTTTTTACAAGCCTTTTTACAAGCCAATGAAACCAAAACAATAAAAATTGGCAAAACACTTGATTTAAAAAATAGATTTGACCAGATTCAACCTAAACTTCCCTTTGAAACCAAGGCGATTTATATTATTAAAACGACCGACTACACTATTCTTGAAAAAAAATTTCACGAACTATATGACGCCAAGAGGGGTAATGGGGAATGGTTCGAATTAACTGACATTGATGTTGAAGATATTAAAAATAAAAATTTACCACAGGATATATTGAATTTAATTATTAAGGAAAGCGAATAATGCCAGAGCAATATGATATATCAAATGAACCAATTGTTATTTCAAAACCATTGTTGGATATTTTCTTTAATCCAACATCCAAACAATATGCCAATTTAAAGAATTCATCTGATGCAATAGCCCTTTATATATTTTATTATTATACGGCAAAGTGGCAAAAAACAAATCAGCCGAAGGCAACAACGGGTTATACAGCCAAGGGCCTAAACTGGACAGAAGAGCGGGTAAGGAAAACAAAAAAGATTCTTATATCTCTGGATCTCGTAAAAGATATTACATCAAGAAATGAAATAACAAAAACAATAAATGGGCACTATATTTATGTGAAATTTATATGGTCAAAAGAAAAGGCCATACTTGCTTCTGAACCACCCTCAGGTCAAAGCGATAGCCTGGCTCAAACGGGGGCAAATGCTTTAAGTAATAGTAATAGAAATACTTTAAGTGATGGTAATAAAGTTACTGTAAACAGTAACACTACCGGATCAAGATCCGGATCAGAAAATATTCCTGTTAATCAAAAAGATAACCAAGAAAATAATGATCTTGTTAATCAAGAAAATAAACCTCTTGTTAAAATAAAAAACTCTGTTGAAAAATTAAGAGCAGAAAGATTAATTAAACACTGGTCTGATCTTGGTTACACAACCAACCATTGTAAAAAGCCTGATACAAAAACATATCAAAAAATAATTAAAAAATTAATCTGCCTTCAAAAAGGAACTTTTAAAAACATTGGGCCTTTTGACCCTGATTGGATACAAAAAAATAAAATTCCTGAATCCTGGTTTACCAGGGCTTGGACATATCAAGAAATAAAAGACGCCTTGGTAATAGCCAGCAGGTATGCTCATGAAGATTACTGGGTACCAGATAAAGCCTTTTGGAAATCTCTTGATAATATTCTTTACAGCACACCGTTTGTTAATAAACAAAAGAAGCCTGGCACATGTTGGCTATTTGCTGCCATTAAAAATCCCCCATTGCCAAATAAGCAAACCTTCCAAAAACTTCAATTACCTGAAACAACGGCCAAGCTCATGAAAAATCCAATTTGGCCGAAAGGATATAAATTTGACGAATTCAGGCTCGATAAAGGTCTTGTCGAATTAGAAACTTTTGCGGATAATTTAATTCAAGATAGTTACGGCAAATCTCGCCAATGGTTTGGCACACTACATAAATTATTAAAAGAATATCTGGCTTGGATTGATGGACAAGGGTGGATTGATAAAATAAATGAAAATTTAATTGGTACTGGGAACAAGGTGTTTAGAAAATTTATTGAGGACCAGGAAGAAGAAATTGGTTTAAAAATACATTCGAAGGGGTGGAAGAGATGAAAAGAAAAACCAGATATATCGAAGGCAGGAGCAAATATAAGTTGGCCATTCATAAGGCCAAAGAGCTCGGGGAAGATTTTGATATTGAGACGGTGGGATTTTATATATTAGCCCCACTTACCAAGGGTGAATGGAAACGTATAAACAATTAAAAAAGGATGAATGATGAGTAAACCAACAATACATTTAGTTACACAAAGAAACCAACCATGCGGAAGCCGCCGAAAGTGCTGTGAACGATGTGGGCTTGCGGTCTTTGCTATAGAGGATGGGGATGGCTATGTGGACGAGGCGACCTATTTCACAAAAGAGGAGGTCCAAAAACAAGGGTATGTACGTTGTGTTGATTAACCCAGGCATTGCCAAGAAAGGATGAATCAATGGATTTTACCATCGAATACACGTTAGAGGGTTGCATTGATTGTGGGCTCCAATTCGCCCTGCCAAACAGCTTTATTCGTGCGAGACAGGAGGACCATAGGACGTTTTATTGCCCTTCGTGCATGAATGGGATGCACTGGCCGCAATTGTCGGAGAAAGAAAAACTAAAGAAGCAACTCAGTAGTGTGCAAGACTGTTGCGTTGAATACGAAAAAAAGGTGGAAACGCTACGAAATTCGCGTAAGGCATTAAAGGGGCATGTGACGCGTTTGAAAAGGAAGGGTGAGGTGGTTAAACTTAGGAAAGCGAAGAAATGACCAAAAATGAAAGATGGATACAACAGCTTCAGCGGTGCTTGAATAATATACCCGCCGGAACGGAACTTATTATTTCAGACGGTATTGCAGAATTATTTCAAAAGGGGTCGTGGGCAAAGCACATGGAGGGGGACATGAACGGGTGGGGCATGGATGGCACAGGGCGATTAGCATCGGCAGAGCATAAGGCTATTATTGCGTTTGGCGAAGGTGGTTAATAATATGAAAACAGGAATATGCCCAATATGCCAAAAGGTGTTTAAGTTAACCAAATCCGATAAGCTTTGGCGCCATGGCTATAAGCAGGAGATGCGTATTAAAAAGTGGGAAAATTCATTTGGTATTATTGAACGAAGATTTTATAAATTAATCAAGAAGCCGTGTGTTGGCACTGGGCGGCTGGCGATGAGGATAGGGAAATGAAAGGAAGGGTAAACAATGGCTATAAATCCAGTATATTTTAATGTTGAAATAATAGAGGGTGCAGATAAAAGTGTTCAATGCATTCATGCTTTAAGACAAGTTATGGATAGGTTTTCAGGCCATGGCGAATTAAGCGCTGGCGGGAAAGATCGTAGGGCGGTATATGCCTGGTTTGTAGAGCGGTATAATATGGAATTAATTTTACCACCTTTTAAATTGACAAACAAATGACATATCCTGATTTAATAAATGGCCTCTTCGAATTCTTTGCTGGCTTCTTTATCCTCTTGCATTGCCGCAGGTTGTATAAGGATAAAAAGGTGCGGGGCGTAAGCATTGTTGCAATTATATTTTTTACATCATGGGGATTCTGGAATTTATTTTATTATCCGCATTTAGGGCAATGGATTTCATTTTTTGGCGGTTTGTTTATCGTTAGTGCCAATTCTGTCTGGATTTGGATGATGGTTTATTATTTGAGGCAAGAAAAACAAAAATAATATTTAAAACTCGGATAAAATCTTATAATAGTTTAAAGGAGATTAAAAATGAAAATAAGAATTGCAACCTTTGGTGATGAAGAAGCCGAATTTGAAATAGATAGGTTTGTTGAACAAGAAATGCTTGGTCTCGTTTTGTCTGGGGGCAAACTTGAGGCAACAGAAGAAACCGTTAATAACATAATGGGGGCTTTTGGCAAACTTATTAACCGATTAACCGAATTGAACGTTTTAGATGTCAGTGACATCAAAACCATATCTGGAGTTATTGATGGAATAGAGTTAGTAAAATAAACCCCAGGGATATAATGAAACCCAATAAACGCGGCAAATATAAAAAAAGATCATTAAAAGATCGCATTATGCCAAAAGTTAAAATCCCAAAAAATGGGTGCTGGGTGTGGATGGGGGCGACTCGAAATAAGCAGGGCACAATTAAAATTAATGGAAAACCAGAAACAGTAAAGCGAGTGATATGGGAAATTTGCCAAGGCAAGTTACCCAAGGAGATTGTCCTTGTTAATTCTTGTAGAAATCGGCTTTGCATAAACCCAGATCACATGGTTTTTTGTGGAAACGAAGAAAAAATAGATGAATTTGTTGAAAATAAAAACGCCATCCCTGTGCCAATTTCCGAGGTGGCTATTAATCCGGAAGCCATAAGGGAATTACGGGGCAATTTACGGTTATGGGCATGGGTGAGTGAGGGAAAGCCAGAACGGTTGCCTGCCTCAATAGCAAAGATATTGAAAGAGCTATGGGCTATTTGTGATAACGGGAATACAGATATACATCATGTTAATTTTAAAGATTATGAACAAATAAGAGTGGGGAAATAAAATGAGACAACGAATTGCATTCGACCTTGATGGGTGTTTAATAGATATTTTTACAGTCATTAAAAAATTGGTATTGGAAATCCATGGCATTGAATTTAAACAATTCCCAAAAGAGCAGGATCAATTTAATTGCATACCAGCAACCGGATTGTCTTCAAAAGAGCTTTGGAAGATTTTTAGGTTATCATATAGGGAAATTAAAAACACAGCTATTTTTCCAGGCAGTACTGAATTATTAGCGAAGCTTTATGAAGCCACTGGAGAACCACCGTTTATTTTAACGGCAAGGCCGTTTGATTATGCAAAAGAAACCTATGATATTGTTAAACGGGTGGCAAAGAAAACCCCATTTAAATTGGTTTTAAAGCACCCTAGCGCAAATAAGGCACAATATTTAGAAGGATATAATTTCTTTGTTGAAGATCGCCGCAAGACGGCATTGGAATTAAGCAAGACAGAGATTGACACTTTGTTGATCGAACGCAATTATAATTATATTAAAGAAGTACCGAACAGCATTATTTATATCAAAGGTGTTCATGAATTGATTCCGTATATTAATGATTTTGTTTATTAAGGAGGATAAAATGGAAGAATTACAAAAAAGAAAAGCAATTTCAAATGCACCACCCGAAATGATGAAAAGACCCTGATATTGAAAAAATTAAAAGTAGGCTTAAGGAATATATAGCTGTTGTACTTTCTGGAAGATATTATAATGGGGGAAATTGGGATTGGCGAATTGCCGAAACAACTATTAATGCTTTTTATGGTGATGGTGATGAATTTTGGGATTGGCTTGATGGCCAACTGCACCGAAACTAAAAGGGATTCCGTATGTTAATGAATTTGTTTATTAGAAAGGAGAGATTAAAATGGGCCTTTCCTGCTCATGCGATTTTGATTTCGATCCGGAGCCTGGTTTTTGGCTCTATGATTATAGTATGTCGAAGCTCGATTTTGAACACCTTGACATGTCAAGGGCAAAAAGGTGTTGTTCATGCAAAGCGCTGATTAAGGTTGGGGATATTTGTATGAAATACAAAAGATATAGATACCCATATAGTGACATTGAATCCAGAATAAAATGTGGTTGTGATTTAGATGATAGTTTTTGTGATGAGCCGCAAATATTAATGGCCAATCACTATCATTGTGAGCGATGTGGTGAAATATGGCTGAATTTAATAGCGGTTGGATACGAATGTTTATGCCCAAGGGAAAACATGGAAGATAATTTAAAAGAATATCATGAACTAACTGGTTTTAAAATAGGAGAAAAATGTGAATGAATTAGAAGAATTTATTGAGGATAATATGGTTGAAGCATCATGTTGTGGTGAATATGAAACTTCGCGGCCCTTATCATTAGACCAACTCTATCAATTGGAAGGATTGGTGAATGTTGCTATATATTTGGCAGAAAAAGAATTGAAAAAGACTATATGATCGCCCGCCGAAAGCCTTTGGATTCACGCATAGAAAGGCAAATTTGCCAGGGGTTAATTATCTCGGAAAGATTCATTCGGGAGATTAAACCTGTATTGTCACTCAGCGGGCTACAACTCCCCTTTGCTAAGACTGTTGCGAAATGGTGTATAGAGTTCTATGATTCACATCAGTCTGCTCCAGGGAGAACCATACAGGACATTTTCGTTGAAAAAAGAAAACATGATCTGGATGAGGATCAAGCTGAACTAATTGAAGAATTCTTAACCTCGATTTCGGATGAATATGAGCAACAGGACACATTCAATGTAAAATATTATCTTGAAAAAGCAGAAATACATTTAAAAACGGTATCACTACAGAATTTGGCAAAAGAAATTTCCAGCGCTGTTGTAGGTGGCCGTATAGAAGAGGCCGAAGCCTTAGTTAAGGGCTATGAACGGATATCACGCCCGGAATCAAAAGGGGTTGACCCCATTAATGATAGCCGAGTAATTGCCAATGCTTTTGAAGAAAACTCGGGGGATAAATTATTTAAGCTCCCGGGGGCCCTTGGCAATGCTTTAGGGGATTTTGAAAGAGGAGGGTTATATGCCTATGTCGGCGCTGCCGGTACGGGCAAAACATGGTGGCTTATGCTCACTGCATTAAAAGCCTTATTTGCAGGGTTCAATGTTATCTTTTTTTCTCTTGAAATGTCAGAAAAACAAATGATTAAAAGAATCTGGCACTATATTAATGGCTTGCCAACAATAAAATGGGCAGGTGAATTACTTTTGCCCATTTGGGATTGTGAACATAATCAGCAAGGCACTTGTGATTTTAAAAACAAAAGATTAGCATCTATTGATTTAATAAAAAACGAAGATAGCGGAATTTATATTCCAAAAACTGTAAAAGAATTTGAATCTGCTAACCCGAATGGATACAAACCATGTACTGAATGTATGGGATCAAGGCATTATCAATGCACATCATGGTTTAAAAAAATTGAAAAAAGAGAATTAACAATTGCTCGAGTGTTGCAAAAGAAACAAGCAATAAAACGGTCCGCATTAATTAGAGGAAGCAAGTTTCACCTTGTGGAGTTTCCATCTGGTCAATTAACCATGGCGGAGTTAAGGGCGTATTTATACAATAGAGAACAATATCATGGGGAGGTTTATGATTTTGGGGTTACTGATTATGGGGATAAATTTAAACCAGAACAAAATTATGGACAATATCGACATGGCATTAATGAGATCTGGGAGGGGCATAAGGGCCTTGCTCAAGAAAAAAATATGGCAGTGCTTACGGCATCGCAATCAAATACATCAAGAACGGGAAAGGAAATTAAGGCGGGCGACTGGGCGGAAGATATTCGAAAAAAGAATCTGGTTGACGCCGGCATGTCACTTAATATGACAGATGAACAAAAATTGCGGGGGATTATGCAATGCGGAATGATGAAGCAACGTCACGATTTTTTTGATGCGTCGTCGAGCGTGATGGTTCTACATCAATTAAAGATTGGGCGCCCACTGATATCCTCGTATTAAAAATAAATATTTAATAAATGAAGGGATTCTTATAATAGAATATGGAATATAAAAACTTTCTTGCAAAAAAACAAATTGTCGATCAAAAATCCGGATTTGAAATATCAACAGATAAATTAAACCCAATGTTATTTGATTGGCAAAAAATTCTGGTGCAGTGGGCAATTGCAAGAGGGCGGGCCGCTTTATTTGCGGATTGCGGCCTTGGTAAGACGCCAATGCAACTTGATTGGGCAAATCAAATTTATAAAAAAGAAAAAAAGCCAATTTTAATATTGGCTCCATTAGCT